ATGTCCCCTTTAGGATTGGTTCTTACCGCAATAGGCTTGGCGGCTGGTCTCATTATTTCCAACTGGAAAGAATTTGCTCCTTTCTTCAAATCGCTTTGGGATACAGTAGGCCCATACTTTGAAAGTGGCTGGGCGATTATGAAGAAGGCATTTGACTGGTCTCCTCTTGGTCTTGTGATTAATAATTGGGGGCCGATTGTCCAGTGGTTCCAGGACATGTGGGCAAAATTAAAGCCTATTATTGAATGGTTCACTGACGGATCTTCTGAAACCGTTAACGCCATGAATGCCGCGCAATGGGGGACTGGTGGGTATGGTGCCTATGGTACCGGGGTGCCGAGTCCTGGCTATAACCAGTACCAGATCAAACAAGCAGGTTCGGAAAAACCAGAGGGAAGAATTACTGTTGAGTTTAAGGGCGCGCCAGCAGGCATGCGGGTTACAGATAGTCGATCAAACGGTATAGATATTAACCATGATGTTGGATACACAAGTATTGGTCGGTTCGGGATGGGTGGTTGATTTTATTTGGTAGTAACATTTTGACATACAGTGTTAATATCTAATCCCTGTTTCTAATGGGTTTTAGAATATGTCATATATTGATTCTAATTTAATCGGCAATGAGCAAGTTATTTATCGTGGCAATGTTACTTTATGGGCTTGGTTTCCATGGATTTTTTGGGGAGTCCTCCTTGGGATACCGACCTTATTAGGTTTTTTATTGATACCTCTCGGCTACTTCATTTTACGTTCTAATGAGGCAGCAATAACAAATAAACGGCTGATCGCCAAATCGGGTTTGATTAAGCGTGATACAGTTGAAATACCAATAAAAAAATTGTCCAGCTTGCAAGTTAGACAAGGGATTTTAGGGCGATTACTTGGCTATGGCACCTTGGTTATAAGTGATGCCGGAACAGCTCATGCGCCAATCCGTTACATTAAAGATCCCATGCGATTTCGACAGCGTTTTTTCGAGCTCCAGGAAGAAGCCGAAACAAAGTAAAGAAATTACAATCTCATTAACCCGCCTCGGCGGGTTTTTTTATATCTGGAGTTTATATGGCGTGGAAAGACAGGTTACAGGACGCCTCATTCCGCGGCGTACCTTTCAAAGTTGAAGATGAAGGGTCCCCTGTGGGCCGTCGAGTTGAAACCCATGAGTATCCCAATCGCGATAAACCTTACACGGAAGATCTCGGAAAGGTAACCACTCGGCCGTCATTTTCAGCATATGTTGTCGGTGATGACTGTTACGACCAGCGCGATCGCCTTATCGAGGCGCTGAACAAACCCGGACCCGGTACGCTTATCCATCCTACATACGGAGAAATGAGCGTTTGTGTTGACGGGGAAATCCGCGTCAGCAGCACGAAAACTGAAGGAAGAATGGTTCGCTTTGACCTTAAGTTTGTCGAGGCGGGTGAGCTTTCATTTCCCACATCGGGTGCAGCGACTGCACAGATCCTGACTTCATCATGTTCGGCCCTGGATGATTGCATCACCGACGGGTTCGAAGCGTTTGGCATGGATGGCATGCCAGATTTTATTCAGGGCGGCGTGGTTGAGCGGGCCAGCGGCATGCTGGGCTATGTTTCTGATGCTATGAAAATGGTGGACAGCTCGGTATCTGACGCCGCCAGGCTGTTGCAGGGCGATATCTCCGTTCTTCTTCCGCCGCCATCATCCGGTAAAGGGTTTGTCGATGCTCTTCAGAAAATGTGGCGTACCGGGAACAGGCTGTACGGCAACACTGGCGACATCATCAAGATGATAAAAACCCTTTCTGGCATCAGCGTGGGCAAGGACCTTGCGCCCCGCGGCGTATGGAAAACAGAAAGCCAGAGCACGAAGTGGCAGACAGAACAAGGCAATATCGTTGCCGGCGCGATACGTACCACAGCACTGAGTGAAGCGGTCTACGCGGTATCGACCTTACCCACACCAGCGTTTGCTTCCCCTGCAGGACTTACCGGGCAAAGCCCGACCGTAGTGGCGAACGTGTCACACCCGGCACTGAGCAATACCCCTGCAAATACACCTAAACCAGATACGCCTTCCTGGGATGAGCTCACGGAAGTACGCGACACGTTGAATGTGGCAATAGAGCGCGAGATGAGCCGGACCAATGATGACCGTGTTTTCGTTGCGCTCCGTCGTCTGAAAGCGGATCTGAATGCAGATTTAACCCAGCGACTGCGGCAGGCTGACAAAACAATATCTGTTTTTCCTGTTGGTACAGAGCCTGCACTGGTGATGGCAGCACGCGTTTATGACGACGCCAGCCGGGCAGATGAAATTGTTCAGCGTAATCGTATAGCGCACCCGGGCTTTATCCCGCGGCGACCATTGAAGATCACCACGCGCCAGCTCGCCTGGCCTGTTGCTCAGATGGAAACTGAAGAACAAGCAATTTCGGTAACAACCAGTGACTGGTTGCGGTGGGCAACAGCGATTGAAATAGCCTGTTCCTTAGGATTTTAGGAGAAAGTATGTCTCAGTTTAGCGAAGGCGATTCGGCGATTAATCGTCTCACAGCAGCCACAGTTGCTTTTGAAAAAGTGCTGACAGAACCGGAAGGTACTCTGGTTCCCATGCCTGTCGGCCTGCCGCAGCCGAGTATGGCGGAACGGTTGAAGCGCTCTCTGGATGCTGTCACGGTACAGCCAGAACAGGCTGCGTCCCAGGCGAAGGAAGCATCCCTGCAAGCATCACAATCAGCGGCAGCCGCAGCACAGAGCGCAGCAGATGCCGCTGGTTCAGCAGCGGCGACGGGGTATGTCGCGCCGCCGTTCCCGGATGTCTGGGCACCGCTAAGCGACAGCCTTCAGTTACTGGCCGGGGTGGCACCCGCCGACACCATCACTGTTGGCGGTACCAGTTTCCCGCTTAAAACAAAGAGCCTGTCTTTTTCCCGTGCATCAACCGCAACGTATATCGATAAATCCGGTGTTCTTCAAACAGCGGCAGTGAATGAACCCCGGTTTGAAAAAGAAGGTTTACTGATTGAGGGGCAGAGCACCAACTATTTCAGATATTCTAACGACCCGTCGCAATGGAAAAGCACCGGTAATACGGCATCAGCCTTAAATGTTTCAGTAATAAACGACGGGAATACTAAGGCGCCGACTGGGATGTTTACCTTGACTGCCGATAGCAGCGTGCTGACCCTCATAGGGCATACTGGCACGCCTATTCAGGTCGCAGTTGGGGATGTTGTTTCTGCCTCCTGTCGGGTCAAAATTCCATCCAACTGCCGGGTACGTGTGCGATACGGTAATTCTCAGGGATATGTGACAGGCATATATTACGATTCTGTCGGAAACAGAATTGGAACGGAAGAAAAGACGACAAACAACTCTGTTGTATTGGGAAGCGATGGATATCTCACGATCAAATCGTCTTATATCGTTGAAGCTGCGGATGCGAATTTCTTTGTTTCATTCCTTATTTATGATGTAAATAACGTAAATAATAATATCGCAGCTGGGGCAGTATTCTATTTGCAGATGCCTCAGTCGGAGTTATACGCGCAATGCACATCGTTTATCCCCACCTCGTCTTCGGTCGCAACCCGCGCCGCTGATGATTGCTCATCGCAACGCTCAGGCAATGACAACTATTTTGGCCCGGTAACTATCGCGGCCGAGGTTCACTGTAACGGTCAGACCGCAACTGATGGGCAGACCGCCAGTAGACGCGGAATCTTAAGCGCCTACCCAAGCGCTGGAGAATATTTCGTAATGATGGTGGATGCATCAGTCCAGCAGACAGGCAAATATGCATTTGCCTACGGCGGGTCAAACTTTAACTATTCTGCGGATCGGATTGATGACGGGCAGATTCATACTGTTTGTTCTCGTTCAACAACGGTTATGAACCAAAGTAGCGTAGACGGAAACCAGTTAACGAACCCAACAGCGGTGGCTAGGCCCACACCGGGAACGGTCACAGCAGCAAACCAAACAATTATGATTGGACGTGGTGCCGGGGCCTCGGCATCAGGGCAACGCATGCTCAACGGTCATATACGCAATTTACGTATCTGGCACAGGGCGTTATCTGACATCCAAATGAAGGGCATACGATGAAAGATATTTATCTGCGGTTCAACAATGAAAAAGAAATGCGTGAGCAATTAATTAAATCCGGGTTTGGTGAAAACGAAGGCGGTTTTTTTCTTTCTGGTGTTTGTCTTGATGTCGTTGGTGTTATTTATTCTCAGCAGAATAACGATGCTGATAATCCTGAGTTTATTGCTCAGCCTGGCTGGCATGTGAATATTCGCATTGTCGAAAGTGATATCAGTCTTGATGAATTAATCCCCTTTGTTGTTGAACCTAAATCACCTTCACGCGTCTGGGCTTAATTATGGATGACATCGTTACGCTTCGGGTAAATGGGCGGGAGTGGGGCGGGTGGACTTCGGTGAGGATCGGCGCGGGTATAGAACGACTGGCGCGTGATTTCAGTGTTGAGCTTACCCGGCAATGGCCCGGCGAGAACGGTGATGGTTCTCTTCAGCCGAAAGTAAAAAACGGCGACAAGGTTGAAGTTCTCATTGGCAGCGACCTGGTGATTACCGGCTGGGTTGAAGCCACACCAGTGAGATATGACGCAACGTCGATCAGTGTCGGCATTTCCGGTCGTAGTTTGACAGCCGATCTCATTGATTGCGCAGCTGACCCCACACAATTCAGCGGACAGTCACTCGTCCAGATAGCCGCAGCGCTGGCCAAACCATTCGGCATAGAAGTGGTGAACGCCGGGGCACCGTCAGGAGCTATTCCAGGCGTTCAGCCTGATCATGGCGAAACAGTGATCGAAGTTATCAATAAAATGCTCGGCCATCAGCAGGCTCTGGCTTATGACGATCCACGCGGGCGGCTTGTCATTGGCAGCATCGGTTCCACCCGGGCGACAACCGCGCTGGTGCTGGGACAAAACATCCTGACATGCGATACAGAAAAGAGTATCCGGGAGCGTTTTTCCTCATATCAGGTGTCCGGCCAGCGCGCCGGGAACGATGATGATTTCGGTGCGGCCACAACCACAGCATTGAGGGCCAAAACAATTGATGCGTCTATTACCCGTTACCGGCCAATGGCCGTTCAGCAAACTGGCCAGGCAACTGGCGCCAGTTGTATAGCGCGTGCCGAATTTGAAGCGCGCCAGCGCGCAGCACGTACGGATGAAACCACATACACAGTGTGGGGCTGGCGGCAGGGTGACGGAACGTTATGGCAACCAAATCAGAGAGTGATTGTTTTTGATCCTGTCTGCGGGTTCAACAATGCCGAAATGTTGATCTCGGAAGTTACGTTTTCAAAAGGCGTTAGCGGACTGGACAGTAACGGGACGATAACAGAGCTAAGAGTGGGGCCGCCTGATGCTTATCTCCCTGAACCTGAAGATCCTGATAAGCGCCGGAAGAAAAAAACCAGTGATGAGGCACCTTTCTGATGCGTGGATACCAGACTCTTCAGCGGCAGGTGCTTAACCTCATTTGCCGTGCTGTCGTAAAAAGTGTGGATGCCGTAAAAAAATGCCAGGCAGTGGATCTTGAACTCATCGCCGGCGAACCGAAAAGCAGCATCGAGCATCTTGAACCATATGGATTTACATCAAAAGCGAAACCCGGTTCGGAAGCACTGGTACTTTTCCCTGATGGCGATCGTTCTCATGGCGTGGTGGTGGTTGTTTCTGATCGTCGGTACCGCATCAAGGGGCTTAATGATGGTGAGGTGGCTATTTATGACGATCAGGGTCAGTCGGTCACACTCACCCGCGGCGGTATTGTTGTAAATGGAAATGGAAACCCAATCGTTTTCAAAAATGCGCCGAAGGCCAGGTTCGAGATGGATATTGAAGCGACGGGCAATATCAAAGACATGTGTGATTCAACCGGCATTAACATGGCTGCAATGCGACTTTCCTATAACGGGCACCACCATAAAGAGAACGGTCAGGGCAGTAATACAGACACACCGAATAAACTGATGGGGGCGTAGAAATGGAACTCTGGCTTACGGTCAATGGCCGTCGTGTCAATGCGAATGCATCGCTGGACCGTCTTACCCGCGCTGTCGTTATCTCTCTCTTCACCTGGCGGAGAGCAGATCCGGATGATGAGGCTGATGCGCCAATGGGGTGGTGGGGAGATACATGGCCGATTGCCCAGAATGACAGATATGGATCCCGCCTCTGGTTGTTGCAGAGGAAGAAACTAACGAATCAGACAGCACTTGCGGCCAGATCCTATATTCGTGAAGCGTTGCAATGGATGGTCGATGATGGACTTGTCTCGCGTATCGACCTGCTTATTCAGCGAACCGGCATCAACGAACTGGGTAACAGCGTAACGCTCTGGCGCCACAACGAACCCACCACTATTTCTTTTGATGATTTATGGAGTGCGATCACAAATGGCTGACAGTGAATTTCAGCGCCCGACGCTGGCTGAAAATATCAGCATGCTGCGCACGGATTTATTCGCACGTCTTGATGTCAGCGACACGCTGAGACGTATGGACGAGGATGTCAGGGCAAAGGTTTATGCCGCGGCGCTTCATACTGTGTATGGCTATATCGATTATCTGGCAATGAACATGTTGCCGGATTTATGTGACGAAGAATGGTTGTACAGACACGCGGAGATGAAGCGCTGTCCAAGAAAAATGCCAACGGCCTCTTCCGGATTTATGCGCTGGGAAGGTGTTACGAACGGATTAAAGGTTAATGCCGGAGCGGTGATCCAGCGCGACGATCTGGTCCGGTATACGGTAACCGCTGACACAACCAGCGCCGGAGGCGTATTAAGGGCACCGATTATCTGCAGTATTGCCGGCGCGGCAGGTGAAATTGATGATGGCACCGCACTTTACCTTGTCACCCCTGTGAACGGCCTTCCGTCTGCGGGCGTGGCAGATTCTGTTTCCGGTGGATTTGATATTGAAGGGCTTGAGACCTGGCGCGCCAGGGTGCTTGAACGGTACTACTGGACACCACTTGGCGGGGCAGATGGCGATTATGTCGTCTGGGCTAAAGAAGTCCCGGGCATTACGCGAGCCTGGACATACCGGCACTGGATAGGGACCGGGACAGTTGGCGTCATGGTAGCCAGCAGCGATCCCATTAACCCAATCCCGGACGCGGCTACAGTTGCGAAAGTGAAAGCGTACATTGACCCGCTGGCGCCCGTAGCGGGTTCTGATCTTTACGTGTTTGCACCTGTCGCCCACAGCATCGATTTTAGGATCAGGCTGATACCGGATACCCCTGAGGTGAGGGCGGCTGTTACCTCAGAGCTGCGTTCGTTTTTGCTGCGGGATGGTTATCCGGATGGAGAGCTGGAACTTTCCCGAATCAATGAAGCAATTTCCATTGCTGCTGGTGAGCACAGTCATGTGCTTGTTTCGCCAGCTGTGAATGTGAAAATCGGCAGGAACGAGCTGGCGGTGCTGGGGAGCCTCTCATGGACATAACCGATGACGACTATGTGAATTTGCTGTCTTCGCTACTTCCTCCTGGGCCTGCATGGTCTGCCGATGATCCGGCAATAGCTGGCGCTGCTCCGTCACTGCGCCGGGTTCACGAACGCGGCAATGCACTGATGCTCGAAATTGATCCCCGAACCACTACGGAGTTAATCAACCGCTGGGAGAAATGTTGCGGCCTGCCGGACGAATGCATCCCATCTGGTACCCAGACGATTCGGCAGCGGCAACAGCGGCTGGATGCAAAGGTAAACCTTACCGGTGGCATTAACGAAGAATTCTATCTGCAGCAACTGGCAGCTCTGGGTAAACCTGACGCCACGATAACCCGGTATGACAAAGGCCCGTTTAACTGCACTTCAGCCTGCACGGCCGGAGTTTATTCAAACGACTGGCGGTATTACTGGCAGGTAAACATGCCCGCAGGGACCGATACCACATGGATGACGTGCGTGGATAACTGTGAATCTGCGATCCGCACCTGGGGCGATACTGTTGCCGAATGCGTCATATCAAAACTTTGCCCTTCCCATACCTACGTAATTTTCAAATATCCGTAACGGAGACATTATGCATCGCATTGATACAAGCACTGCACTGAAGGATAAATTTGGTGTGGGTAAGAATGGTTTTACCCGCGGAAACCCGCAAACCGGTACACAGGCCACTGATCTTGATGATGATTTTTTTGACATGCTCCAGGAGGAGCTGGTTGGTGTGGTTGAGGCGGCTGGTCTCGCGCTTGATAAAACAAAGCATGACCAGTTGCGCATGGCGCTGCCCCTGTTTCTTGGTCTTAAAGATGCTGCGAAACGGGCCGTAGGCACAGGCGTAAACCAGATACCTGATATGTCAGCCTATGAACTGGTTGGGAATTTGACCGCTGGTTATCTGAAGCTCCCTAACGGCTTTAAATTGCAGTGGCTGGAAACGGGAAAAGTACCGGCAGGCACTACCGGGGTGGGGTACTGGGCTTACCCGTTATCTGTATGTTTATTTGCTATCGCGGTACCCGTTGCAGTTACGCCGAATACGACAGCTGGAAACGTTGTGGCCGGGGCATTTTCAAACGCAGCGGTAGAGCTGCATAACTGGGGGCAGATCTCTGCATCTGCACGCATTATAGGGCTTGGCCGATGAACGAATTTTACTATTCTGCAAATACAAATGGCGCGTATCCGGAAAGTGACATTGAACTGTATAAATCATCTGGTACCTGGCCCGATGACGCAGTGTTGATGCCTGCTGAAGTATTCCGGGAATTTTTCATTGAGCTTCCACCTGATGGAAAAATGCGTGCTGGTGGCCCACAGGGATTACCGATCTGGGTAGATATTCCATCCCCCACTAAGGAGCAGTTGATTGCTCAGGCTGAGCGTCAACGCTTATCACTGAGAGCGGAGGCTGATAATGAAATAGCCTGGCGGCAGGATGCGGTTGATCTTGATATGGCTACGGAGCAGGAGGCGGCCGATCTGCTGGCATGGAAAAAATATCGTATCCAGATCAACAGAGTGAATACTGAAAATGCGCCTGAGATTGAATGGCCTGGTAAACCACTGTAACGAAAATTAATAGGCGTGACCGCATTGATCTCCCTTCGGTTAAAAACTACTGTATATAAAAACAGTATAATTATCAGGAGTCGATTTTCATGGAATTTTACACGCCAGCAGAACTGCGCGGCATTGTCGCGCTGCCATTATACGGTGACCTTGTCCAGTGCGGGTTTCCGTCTCCCGCCGCCGACTATGTCGAACAACGCATCGATCTGAATGAACTGATGATCCAGCATCCCAGCGCGACCTATTTTGTGAAGGCGGCGGGGGATTCGATGATTGAAGCAGGTATCAGCGATGGCGACCTGCTGGTGGTGGACAGTTCCAGGACGGCGGAGCATGGCGATATCGTGATCGCGGCGGTGGGCGGGGAGTTCACCGTTAAGCGGTTACAACTGCGCCCGACCGTTCAGCTTAATCCCATGAACAGCGCCTATTCGCCTATTTTCGTGGGCAGCGAGGATACGCTGGACGTATTCGGCGTGGTGACATACATCGTTAAAGCGACAAACTGAAATGTTTGCCCTGGTCGATGTGAACAGCTTTTACGCTTCGTGCGAAACGGTGTTCAGACCCGATTTAAAGGGGCGGCCCGTCGTTGTTCTCTCGAATAACGACGGGTGCGTTATTGCCAGGAGCGCCGAGGCCAAAGAAATTGGCATAACGATGGGTGAGCCGTTCTTTAAGCAGCGCGATTTATTCCGGCGCTATAACGTGGCCACGTTCTCCAGCAACTATGAGCTGTACGCGGATATGTCGAACCGGGTGATGACGACGCTGGAAATCATGAGCCCCCGCGTCGAAATTTATTCCATTGATGAGGCGTTTTGCGATCTCACCGGCGTGCGTAACTGCCGGAACCTGGAGGACTTTGGAAAGGAAATTCGCGCCACGGTTTTGCAGAATACCCACCTCACCGTGGGCGTCGGCATTGCCCAGACCAAAACCCTGGCAAAGCTGGCGAACCACGCCGCGAAGAAATGGCAGCGGCAGACCGGTGGCGTCGTCGATTTGTCGAATGTCGATCGCCAGCGCCGGCTGATGTCCATCGTGCCCGTGGAAGACGTCTGGGGAGTGGGGCGTCGCATCAGCAAAAAGCTGAACGCCATGGGTATCACTAACGCCTGCCAGCTGGCTGACACCTCGACCTGGTTAATCCGGAAGCATTTTAACGTCGTGCTCGAGCGGACCGTGCGGGAGCTGCGCGGCGAACCCTGTCTTGAACTGGAGGAGTACGCGCCGGCCAAGCAGGAAATTGTCTGCTCCCGGTCGTTCGGTGAGCGGGTAACGGAATACGAGCAGATGCACCAGGCAATCTGCAGCCATGCTGCGCGTGCTGCGGAGAAGCTGCGTGGTGAGCACCAGTACTGCCGCTATATTTCTGCGTTCGTGAAAACCTCGCCTTTCGCCATCAACGAGCCGTACTACGGTAACAGCGTGTCTGTAAAACTCCTCACGCCCACCCAGGACACCCGTGACATTATTAACGCCGCGGTGCGCTGTCTGGATAATATCTGGCGGGACGGCCACCGGTACCAGAAAGCAGGCGTGATGCTGGGCGATTTCTTCAGTCAGGGCGTGGCGCAGCTTAATCTGTTCGACGACGCGGCGCCGCGCCGGAACAGTGAAAAACTGATGAGGGTTCTGGATCAGCTCAACTCCAAAGGGGGAAAGGGAACTTTGTTCTTCGCGGGGCAGGGTATCCAGCAGCAGTGGCAAATGAAAAGGGACATGTTGTCGCCGCGTTACACTACAAGGTTTTCAGATCTACTTCGGGTTAAATGACAGGGTTTTACCATCATTTTGCCATCATTTTACCATCGCTAAATCACATGTATAAAAAAACCAACCGCAATGGGTTGGTTTTCTTAGGGAATTTTGGTCGGCACGAGAGGATTTGAACCTCCGACCCCTGACTCCCCATGACAACTACTTAAGCCCGAAGTAACTCTTAAGGGCTTCTGTAAGCGTTTCGGTAGCAGCTGCAACGCCAATGCCCAATGTTCCATTGGCTGCTTTAGATATCATGTTAGAAAACCAAGCGCCGACATTCTCGCCGTACGCATTACCACGAGGTGCTATAGGCCCATCAGCATTAATTGCTATCTCTAAGTTATCAACATCTTCATTACTTATCCCTTTCTCAATAAGAGATTTTTTTAATGCTGAAATATCACCTTTAGAAACTTGGTTATGGATATTGAATGAATTTTCATGGCCCATGTTGATGATTGTATTATCGCCAAAAATTGCGCTATGGAAAATTGAATCAGTATCAATTTTACTTAACTTATCTGCCATGCTTTTACCCTCATTTATTTCTGCTGTTTGATCGGAAAGCTCTAATAAAAAACTTAATAATCTATATCGTATTTGGGTTAATATGCCTGAAAAGCTATGCACAGAAATTTGTTTGTAGCAATTAGTTATTTCATAATTACTATCGATAAGTTTGCAATATTTAATTTTGGCAATATCTAAAGGGATATTTTGTTGAAGTAGGTGATTATCGCCAGCTTTAATGACTACCTGTTCCATTTGTCCTACTGACATGGTTACGCGGGATTGGTGAGCCTCTTTATATTTTTCTTCACTTAAATAGCCGAGAGGTAGCTGAAAATCATTGTAGTACCTGTACCCGTTGTTGATACTTCCGAGGATTCGCGCCTTAACAATCCTGTATTGCGGAACATCATTTTCAGATGGGTAGCCATTGATTTCATGGTCAATCCAGGAGCATAGATCCTTTTTCTTAATGGAGTAAAGAAAGACTTTGGTTTGAAGCAAGGCGTTAGTAGTGCCTTCATCGCCGCTACTCAAAAGGTTGATGATGTCCTGCAACTGGCTCATGACGATCCCCCATAAAAAAAGCCCGCGCTGGCGGGCTTTTATAACATTCAGGAGCCGCGGCTCCTTTACGTATCCTTTATTGTCCCTTTGGTGTCCGGTCACCGTCAGGGATGAATGGCTAACTTACTGTTTTTAAAAGTACTGTCCTGCCACTGTCCATGTTTATTTGGTGGAGCTGGCGGGAGTTGAACCCGCGTCCGAAATTCCTACATCCTCGGTACTACATGCTTAGTCAGTCTTTACATTCGCCTGGCACCTGCGGACAGACACGCCACTACCAGACTAGCCTGATTAGTTTTAACGCTTCAACCCCAGGCAGGGCCTCCACGCGATCTCTTTTGGGTTTGACCTCTCTTTGATCCCCGTCTTAAGAGCGGAAGCTAGGGAGAGAGGGCTCTGAGCAGGTTATTAAGCTGCTAAAGCGTAGTTTTCGTCGTTTGCGACTATTTTTTTGCGGCTTTTTACGAGGCCAACCGCCCCTCGGCATGCACCTTGGGTTTCGCGAATCCCGTCGAATCCAGAATCAGCCCCAAAAGTGTAAAACAAGTATAACAGATGTCAGGGCTGCCATGCCAGTCCATATCGCAATGGATAACGCCGACAGCGCTGTTAAGGATGGATATGCATCACTGGCGTATTTTTATACAAGTAAATCAGGCAGATAAACTCCATAAAACCCGGTAATTTATATTGTTAATTAAAGCCAGCCATTGCTGTGTATTTATAGACAAATTAAATGGGAATTTCGCGCATGCATAATATATTTTACATGTTTTTATTTTTGAATAGTTTCGGGAGGAAACGTTAATAGCATTTTACTGGAAGTTTGAACACGGATTAATAAATCTTCTGGAACAATAGTTTATTCATGGCTAGCAGAATCTTATTATTCTTCCACTATAAAATTGTTGCATTTCTCTTTGCCTAATTCAGAAAGCTTGTTTATATGTTAATTGTGCGTACTCGTTACGTCTCGCTTTGCCTTTAAACAAAAATACCAAATAAAATAATCGGTTATCTTTCTAATACACATTTAAACCAGGCGATTACTCGGTGATGGTTCAACTGGACCGGCACCAATCTTAAGCGGTTGTGATGCATTCACTCCGCCGGGTTGATTGTTGTTTTAATTCGGGAGATAGCCGCATGGCTCTGGTAAATACCCCTTCAGGTTCCGTTGATATACTCAACCGCAATACAGGCGATCTTGTTACGCAATTTTCCGGTGCCGGCGATCGCGTAATTAATATCACCCAATCCAGCGTGGTAAGAATTAATGCTTCGCCGGAAACCGTTAATTTTTATGAGCGACAGGGTGATGACCTGATCGTCCATATGCGAGATGGTTCAACGGTACGCTATCAAAAATTTTTTCAACTTGATGCTGAAGGGCTACACAGCGAGCTTATCTTCGAGGACCAGTACGGCACTCATCATGCGGTGTTCCCGTTTTCCTCTGAAACCGGCCCGGCCGCGGCGGAAGCGATTGTTCCCGTTATGGCTGATACCTCTCTGGGTGCGCTGATTGGCGCAGAAGGCCTGTCAACAGCGGCCATACTGGGCGGCTTAGCCGCCGTTGGCGGCATTGCCGGGGTGGCGGTTGCCGCTGGCAGCAGTGGCGGGGGCGGAGGGGGCAGCAACAGCAACGGCGGTGATGGAAACAACGGCGGCGGAAGTGACGGGAGCAACGGTGGGAGTGACGGTGGCAACAACGGCGGCGGAGATGGCAACGGCAATGGCGGCGGAGACGGAAACGGCAACGGCAACGGCGGTACGCTGCCTCCTGGCGGAGGTAATCCCGGCCTCCCGGTTTCAACGCTGGTTATCACTCCTTTTACCGGCGACAACATTCTCAATCTGACTGAAAGCGCCACCGATCAGTTACTTAGCGGTGTGACCGAAGCCAGCAACGCCGGGCGCGTCATGACGGTCACTCTGGGCAATAACACGTTCACGACCACCGTCGCGGGCGGCGGAACCTGGAGCGTCACGCTCCCCTCCGCGGTATTACAAACTTTACCGCAGGGGCAGGTGGCGCTGAATGTCTCGTTTGTCGACAGCGGCGGCAATACTGTTACGCAGGATGTCACGCTTACGGTTGATACCCTCCCGCCCGATCTCAGGCTGGCTGCGTTCTCGCCAGGTAATGTGCTGGATCAGGCGCTGGTTGATAGCGGCAAAACCATATCCGGTTTTACTTCGCCAGAAGACGCCGGGCAAACGGTCATCGTTACGCTGGGTGAAAACCGGTTTGAGGCGGTGATCGGCCTTGATGGTAGCTGGAGCACCCTGATCCCTTCTGAAGTCCTGCAAACGCTCGAACAAAATGAAACCTATACGCTGGACATCAGCGTAACGGACGTGGCAGGCAATACCGCCACGGCGCAACAAAGCTTTATCGTCAACACCGATCAACCGATGCTCCAGTTATATTCTTTCGCCGGAGACGATGAGCTTAACGTAGCGGAATTAGCGCTGGATCAGATGCTGACGGGCTGGACAGCGAATATTGAACCGGGGCAACTGGTGACGATTTCCCTGGCGTCCAACCGCTATTTTGCCAGCATTGCCGGAGATGGCAGTTTCCAGGTTTTGGTTCCCGCTGGCGATTTACAGGCGCTGATACCCGACGGAGGGGAGGCCGTTGCCACTTACGAGACAAATGACGGCAACTCTCTGACAATCACGCGTCCCATCACGGTGAATCTCGCCCAGGGGGATATCGCCATCGCCATTCTGTCGACGGATGATTATCTCAGCGCGGCGGAATCAACCCAGCCGCTGGAAGTGCGTGGCGTGGTCATTACGACTGTGCCTGATATTGTAGTGACGGTTAGCTTCAATGGCAAAGAGTATGCCGCGCTGGTGGATGGGGCCGGTAACTGGAGCGCCGTGATCCCGCCGGAAGATTTGGCATCCCTGCCTGATGGCGTTACGCCCGTCACCGCTACGGTCACCAATGTCGTGAGCAGCGCCAGCGACACGCGCGATCTGAACGTCATTATCAATTTCCTGCCAAAACCCACGATCAATACCTTGTTTGGCGATGGCTTCCTGAATGCGCAGGAAGTGACTGAAAACCAAACCCTAAGCGGCACTACCGGCGTGACAGGCACCGGGCAACGGGTCACGGTGCAGTTCGGCGATAAAAGCTATAACGCCATTGTGGACGTGGATGGTCGCTGGTCAGTTGAGGTTCCCGCCGCCGATTTGCAAAGCCTGCGCGATGGCAACGTACCGGTAAATGTGAATGTTATCGATGCGGCAGGAAATACCGCCAACATCACGGATAATGCGGTGGTCGATATCACGCCGCCATCCCTCAGTCTGCTGCCGTTCTCCGGCGACGGGAAAGTGACCGTCGACGATCTGAGCGCGGCGCAAACGGTCTCCGGGGTCACAACGCCAGACCAGAACGGTCGCGAAGTGGTGGTGGAGATCAATAATCAACGCTTTACCACGACCGTTAACAGCGATGGCACCTGGCGCATCGAGCTTCCCGCCGGTAGCCTGGCGACGTTGCCGTCCGGGGAGCAATCTTACACGGTCACGCTCACTGACAGCGCAGGTAACAGCCAGCAGGCGTCCGGTACGGTGAGCGTGAAAAGTGCGCAGCCCTTATTGAGCGTTGATACCTTCACCGGCGACAACACGCTCAACGTGGCGGAAGCCAGAACGGACCAGTGGTTAACGGGAACCACCACCAACGTCGAACCCGGCAGCAAAATTGTGTTGGTACTGGCTAACCAGGAATACAGCACGCTGGTCGATGCCGATGGCACCTGGCGTATTCAGCTGACCGCCGCCGATCTGCAAAAACTTGCAGAGGGTACCAATACGCTCCTGGTTTCAGTCACCGATGCCTATGGTCAGTCGACCAGCCAGCCTTACAGTTTTACCGTAGACAAGAGTGTAAGCGCGGTTGCGATCAGCATCATCGCCGACGATGACTATCTCAACCAGCAGGAGAGCACGGAAGATTTAGTGGTGCGCGGCACCAGTACCGGCTTACCGACGGGAACCGCGATTGGGGTGAATTTTGGCGGTACAGTGTATAACGCGACCGTTGAGGCAGACGGCACATGGAGCGTCACCGTTGACGCCCAGGTACTGGGTGAATTACCGGATGGCGAACTGACGATTACCGCCACGGCCACGGCGCCGGATAACACGACAGTAAACGACAGTCATCTGCTGAATGTGGTGATCGCGAGCCTGCCTGTTCCCACCCTGAATGAACCCTTTGCCGACGGCGTGCTCAATCTGGCGGATCGCAGTCAGGCGCAGGTGATTACCGGCACCACCGGCGTGACCGGAGCCGGGCAACAGGTCACTGTCACCCTTGGCGGAATCAGCTATCGCGGCCAGGTTGATGCTGACGGCGCATGGAGTGTGACGCTGCCAGCCGGCGCGCTAACCGGCCTGACCGAGGCCAGTTCACCGGTGCCGCTGGCTATTACCGTGACCGATGCGGCAGGGAATGCTGCGACCCTTAACGAAAGCTTCACGGTGGATGTCACGCCGCCAACGATTAGCGTGCTGCCGTTTACCGGCGACGATATTCTGAACCTGGCTGAAGCAGGCGCTCCGCAAATCTTGCGTGGCGAAGCAACGGGTGCGGAAGGCGGCCAGCCCATCACGGTCGTGATCAACGGGATCACCTATCAAACCACGACGAGCCCGCAGGGAACGTGGGAACTGCCAGTCCCCGCCGCGGATCAACAGGCTTTGCCGAACGGGCCGGTGGCGATTTCCATTACCGCCGTTGACAGCGCAGGCAATCCAGCCACCGTCACCCGTGTTATCACTGTCGATACCGATCCGCAACAGCAGCCGCAACTGGTGATCGATCCGGTCACTGCCAATAACATTATTGATGCCGGGGAGCGCCTGGGGGATGTCATTCTCACCGGCTACACCCTGAATGTTGAAGCGGGCAGGAACGTGACGATCACGCTGGATAACCAGACGTACACGGGCGTAGTGGATGCGTCGGGCAGATGGACGGTCACGCTTCCACAGGTCGCGGTCGGCGCATTAAACGACGGTGAACATACCCTGACGGTAAGCGTGGAAGATGCGTCGGGCAATGCCACGAGCCAGCAGCGCACATTTACCGTCAATCTCGACACCAGTGCCATCGCCCTCGATCCCATCACCGGCGACAATATCATCGGCGTGGCCGATCTCGCGGAAGACATCACGATCTCAGGCCGCAGCGTTAACTTTGATACCGGCGCGACGTTGACCGTGACGTTGAACGGTAAGCAGTATTCTGCCACCGTTGCCGCAGATGGAACATGGAGTGCGCAAATTCCCCAGGCAGATGCCGCAGCCCTGGCCGACGGCACCGCCACGCTTACCGTGTCCGGTATCGATGCTGACGGCAACCCGCTTTCCACTCCGTACAGCTTCAACGTCCTGACGCATCAGACGCCGGAACCCGTTCTCAATACGCCGTTCACTGACGGCATCGTAAGCGGCAGCGAACTGGCGGGCGGGACGCTGAGCGGGACGACCGGCGTCACCGGCGCCGGGCAGACCGTGACCGTACTTTTAGGCGGCGCGACGCTGAACGCCGTCGTCGACGCCAGCGGCAACTGGCGCGTCGATGTGCCGGGTACCGCGCTGGAGAATCTGACCCAGGGGCCAAATCCCCTTCAGATCACGGCGACCGACGCGGCAGGTAACAGCAGTACGCTGGAAACCAACCTTGAAGTTGATACCGTTGCGCCTGACCTGACCATTAACCCCATCGCACAAGATGACATCATCAATATCTTTGAGGCCACGCAGGAGATCGTCATCAGCGGGACTGCCGGGCCTTTTGATCCCGATCGTCCGCAATATGTCATCGTCGATCTTAACGGGCAGCAATACAGCGCCTTGATTCAGGAAGGGAATATCTGGAGCGTAACGATCCCGGCGAATGCGCTGAGCAACTTACCGGATGGCCCGGTGACGGTTACCGTGACGGCGAGCGATCCGGTAGGCAACAGCAGTACCGACACCACAACGCTGACACTCAACACCGATCCGTTAACCGCGCCGACAGTGACGCTGAACCCGGTTTCCGGCAATGACTACATCAATGCCATTGAGGCGCAAAGCCTCGTCACGCTCACCGGTTCGACCACCTTCGTGGAAGCCGGGCGCGTGGTAGTGCTGACGTTGAATGGCGTGGAATACCGTGCCGAGGTCCAGGCGAACGGTGCCTGGAGCGTGGATGTGCCAGCTGCCGATCTGGCGAATGTCGCAGATGGCCCGCAGGTGATTAGCGCGCTGGTGACCGATTCGGCGGGCAATCCGGCGAGCGCCAGCCGAACCGTCACCGTTATCGCCAGCGAGGCGAATCAACCCACTCTGACAGTGGATGTGGTGGCGGGCGACGATGTGATTAACGCTCAGGAGCAGGATCAGCCGCTCATCATCACGGGCGGATCGCGCAATCTTCCGCAAGGCACTCTGGTGGAAATTACCCTCGGCGACGGCAACTACACCGCCAGGGTGAGCGCGGATGGCAAATGGCAGGTGACCATCCCGGCAGAGGATCTCCAGGCGCTGACCGATCAGGATTATGAACTGGTCGTTACCGCACGCGATCCGGCGCTCAACCAGGCCGTTATCGAATATCCCGTAACCGTGGATACCACCGGGCCGCTGGTGACGGTCGATCAAGGCGGCTTCTACGAAGATGGCCGACTGAATATTGCCGAAGCGAGCATCGATCAACTGCTGACCGGCAGCACGGCGGCAGGATCGACCGTAACGCTGGTGATCAACGGCAATACCCTCACCACGCAGGCCGGGAGCGATGGCACATGGATACTGGCGCTGCCGTCCCAGGATCTGCGCGCGCTCGATCAGGGGGTGAATAACCTGGAGCTCGTCGTAACCGATCCGCAGGGCAACGTGACCCGTGAGCCTCTGCCGCTGGATGTGGGCACCGTACTGCCGACCCTGACGCTGGACGCAGTATTCAGCGATAACCTGGTCAGTATTGACGAGGCGAATAACGGCGGAGACATCACCGGGACGGCCACCGGACTGGCTAATGACACCGTGATTGAGGTTTATCTGGACGGCGCGTTGTTGGGTTCCGGAACCGTCACCGACGGCGTATGGCGCGTCCCCATCGCTCCCGGCCAGTTAACTAATTTCGAAACCGGTCAGCATGTTATTACCGTCAGCGCAACCGATGCCTGGGGCAATCCGGCCAACACCAGCGAGGATATTGAGCTGTTGCTGACCGCGCCGGTGGCGACATTGCCTGACACGCTGTTTACGGACGGCTTCCTGAATCAGGAAGAGGCCGGGGTCGGTCAGACGCTGACCGGCAACACAGGGCTCACCGGCAGCGGGCAAGTTGTGCAGGTTGTTATCGACGGGCTGCCGCCCATTACGGGCAGCGTGGACGATCAGGGCAACTGGACGGTGCAACTGCCTGCGGATGTGCTGCAAAACCTGGAGGATGGGCCTCACAGCCTGACGATTAGCGTCGTGGACAAAGCGGGTAACACGTCCACCAGCGAGTCGGAAAACTTTAACGTCCGCATTGATACATTGCCGGTACCGACGCTGGCGCCGCCGTTTACCGACGGCACGTTAAACAGCATCGAAGCCCAGGCAGGCGGTACGCTGGAGGGCAGCACCGGCCTGGCTTTCGACGATGTCGGCCAGGTTACCGTCAGTATTAACGATGGCCCGGCGCTTCAGGCCACGATTAACCCGGATGGCAGTTGGTCGTTGCCGCTTACCGCAGAACAACTTCAGCTGTTGCCGGACGGCACGCTGCCGATCACGGTCGTGGTGACCGATGTGGCGGGCAACACCTCAACCGGAAACGGCAGTTTTGGCGTCGTGATTAATACGCTGCCCAGCGCCACCTTTATGACGCCGTTCGGCGACGGGGTACTCAATTATGCTGAGTCCGAAACCTCGCAAACCCTGCGTGGTACGACCGGCGTCACGGGGGCAGGGCAAACCGTCATTCTGACCTTTAACGGCCAGGACTATGCCGGCACGGTAAACGATCTGGGCGAATGGAGTGTCACGCTGCCCGATACCGCTTTTGCGGGCCTGACCTCGGGCACGTCGCCGACCATGACCGTGTTGGTGACCGATGCCGCGCAAAATACCGCAAGCGCTGAAATCAGCTACGAGGTGCAAACGACCCTGCCCACGCCGCAAGTCACCGAGCTGTTTGGCAATGATGGCTACCTGAATGCCGCCGAAGCCGCCGGAACGTTGACCCTGAGCGGGACGACCGGCGTGACCGGAGCCAATCAGTATGTGACCGTTACCCTCGACGTTAACGGTACGCGCTATGTGGCCAGTGTCGACCCGCAAGGTGACTGGAGCGTGCCGCTGCCTGCGGGTGCCTTGCAGTCGCTGCAAAACGGGCCGCATTCACTGACGGTGATTGCCGAAGATCAGTACGGCAACCAGACGCAGTTGCAGGTGCCATTCAACGCAGCGCTGACGCCGCCTGGCGTGACGATCAACACGCCCGTCTTTACTGATGGTTATCTCAATCTGGCGGAAGCGGACGGTAATACTCAACTCAGTGGCTCGCTGTCGAGCAGCGTGACGCAAGGCACCACCGTCACCGTGACCATTGGCGGCGTGGCGTTTACCGCAGATGTCTCCGGCAACGCCTGGACGCTTAACCTGGACGCCGACAGCTGGGCTGACGTGCCGAATGGCCCGCAGAGCATCGTCGTGACCGTGACCGATGGCGCGCTGAATACCGGCAGCGCCACGGTGCCAGTCACTGTTGCGCTGGCTCCGCCGACCATCACCGTTGAAAACCCGTTTGGCGATGGCGCGTTAAGTTTCCAGGAGAGTCAGCAGCTCCAGACCCTCAGCGGCACCACCACCAATGTCGAAGCCGGACAGACCGTAACGGTCACGCTGGGCAACCAGCAGTACCTCGCCACTGTTCAGTCAAACGGAGCCTGGTCGCTGCAACTGACGCCGCAGCAAATGGCGTTGCTCACGCCGGGGGAAATCACCCTTACCGCGACGGTCAGTGACCGGGCCCAGAACCCGGCGACATCGCCTGCGCTGACTGTCGCCATCAACAACGAACCGCCGGAATACAGCGTCACCATTAACCCGCCAGGCACGGATGGATACCTGAACGCCAGTGAACTGAGCGGCGGCACCGTAACGCTTTCCGGGCGTACCACCGGCTTTGCAGCTGGTGAGGAAGTGGCGGTTACCGTCAACGGCGTCGCAGTAGGTAATGCCGTTATCGATGAAAATGGCGACTGGACGCTGGCCGTACCGTCGGAAGTGTTCGCGGCGCAAACCGACTATGCCGTGATTGGCACCACCGTAGCGGAGCCTGTCACCACCGGTACTACCTCGGTGATTGTCGATACCACGCCGCCAGTGGTGACGATCGCGCCTGTCACGGACGATGACATCATTAGCGCCGGGGAAAGCAATCAGCCGTTGACGATCACCGGCACCGCGGGTGCAGAGGAGGCCGGGCGCACCGTAACGGTCACCGTTGGCGGACAAACTTTCTACAGCGCGGTAGACAGCGCAGGCAACTGGGCCGTTACGCTGACACCCGCACAGGTGGCTGCCCTGCCAGCCGGGGAACTGGCGGTCACCGCCTCGCTTACCGACGTGGCGGGCAACCCGGGTACCGACGTTCGCCCGATCACGGTGGACAGGGATGCGCCGCTGCTTGTTGTGGACGCCCTTGGGGTACCGGCGTTGTTGACCACCGCCACCGTCCTGCCTGCCGTGCTGTTGAGCGGGAGAGGGGATGCGGGCGAAACGGTTACGGTGCGCGTGGGGCCGTTAATTGCCGAAGCGATTGTCAGCGAGGATGGCACCTGGACCATCAACTCGGCGGACCTCGATCTCACCACCCTGACCGATGGCGCGCAGGTTATTTCTGTCACCTCCACCGATGCGGCGGGGAATACCTCTACCAACAATGTGGCGCTGAATGTGGCGCTCAACCGCGGCCTTGGCATCCTGGTTGAAGATCTGATTGGCGGCGATGGCGTGCTGAACGTCGCCGAATCGCTGCTGACCCAGACGCTAACCGGCCAGATAGAAGGGGATTACCGTGGTGCAACGGTTGAAGCGACGCTGCTGGGCACCGGTATCACGCTGCCTGTGGTGAGCGCCGGGCCGGATGGCCGGTTTGCCATTGATTTCCCGCCGGATATCTGGCGTCAGATCCTGACCAACACCGTCTCTTTGCAACTCAACGTGACCGATGCCAACGGCAACACCACCAATGAGATCATCGACGTTCGCCTGGCGCTGAGCGACCTGCCGGTGATAGGCGATGTGGTGGCGGCGGGCGATAACATCATTAACGTGCTGGACAGCACCACCAGTCAACTGGTTACCGGCACGCTGTCTACTGTAGAAAACGTGGCAGGCGTGACGGTCACGCTGGCGGGTAACACCTTCCAGGCAGTGGTAAGCGGAACCCAGTGGACGGCCACCATACCGCAATCAGTGCTGGCGGCGCTGCCGGACGGCATTGCCGCGCTTCACGTTGCGGTAACAGATGATTTTGGCAACGTCATATCCCGTACCACTGACCTGACGGTGGCGCTGCGCAATCTACCGACGCTGGCGCTCGATCCGCTGTTTGGCGATGGCACACTCAGCATCCCCGATTTGTTGTCCGGTCTGGTCAGTGGGACGGCCACGGGCCTGGCGGGCCAGACGCTGAATATCAGTATTGGTAGTGCGCCGGTCTTTACCACTACCGTTGGGGCAGATGGTCGCTGGTCGGTGGCGCTGCCGGTGGACGTGCGCGAGAGTTTGCAAACCGTCGGTTCCGGTGTGGTGCCGGTCAGCATTACGGCTGCGGATCAGAATGGCAATATCGCCAGCCTCGGGAACACCCTACGTCTCGATCTGTTGCAGCCGGTTCTGAATACCCTGTCGCTGTTCGGCGATGGTTTGTTGAACGCGACGGAGGCGCTGGCGACCCAGACCATTACTGGCCTTGTCGGTAATGCGCCTGCGGGTTCCAGCGTGCTGGTGGACATTAACGGCAGAAGCTTTGCGGGAGTGGTGACCAGTAATGGCACCTTTACCATTAACGTTGGCCCGGCGCAGTTAGCGCTGCTGGCGGATGGCGTATTTACCCCGACGGTGACCATCACCACCCCGAACGGCAATACCAGCCAGGTGCCGGGTAATTCGCCTGTCACTATTGGGCTGGCGAACCTGCCAACGGTGGTGGTGAATACCGTGTTCGGCGACGGGTTCCTGAACGCGCTGGAAGCCGGCGTTGCCCAGACCATCAGCGGGACGGTGAGTCCTCTCGCCAGCGGAACCGTGCGGGTGCAGATCGGCACGGCTGCGCCGCTGGACGCTACCATCACGAATGGCGTCTGGTCGGTGCAGGTGCAGCCTGACGTACTGCGCGCGTTGCCGGATGGCGTGCTGAATGTCACCGCCACGGTACAGGATGCCGTGGGCAATGTGGCGGTAGGCAATAAAGTTGTGAACGCCATTATCAATACGTTGCCGACCCTGACCGTCAATACGCCGTTTGGCGACGGGACGCTGGGCCTGACGGATTTACTCTCTAACCAAATCCTCAGCGGTCGCGCCACGCACCTGGCCGCCGGTACGGAAGTGACGGTGAATCTCGGCCCGCTGTCGTTGAAAACCACCGTCGCGGCCGACGGCTCATGGCAGCTGTCGCTACCGGGCCCGCTGTTGCAGGGCCTGGCAGACGGTACGCAAGCGGTCTCGGTAAGCGCGACGGATGCCGCCGGTAACGTCGCCACTGGCGGGGGAAGCCTGCTGGTGGCCATCGCCGCGCTGCCGTCCATCATCCTCGATCCGCTCTTTGGTGACGGCGGCCTCAATGCCACCGATATTCTGAGCGCCAAAGTGATCACCGGTAGCAGTACCAACGCGGTGGGATCGGTGGTCAATGTGGCGCTGGGTGGGAAAACATACCAGACCACCGTGGGGGCGGACGGCAAATGGTCTGTTCCGGTGTCGCAAACCGATCTGGGCCAGCTGTTGGATGGCTCCCTGACGGTGAATGCATCCCTGACCAACCCTGCGGGCAACAGCGCCAGCACCAGCGGACTGTTGAACGTCGTCACGCATTTATTGCCGACGGTTTCGCTGACATCCCTGTTTGGCAACGATAACTATCTGAACGTAAGCGAAGCCAGCTCCGGTCAGATCCTCAGCGGGCGGATTACCGGTGCCAGCCAGGGGGCAACCGTCCAGGTGACACTGGGCTCGTCAACGCCCTATAACGCCACGGTGAACCCGGATGGCACCTGGTCTCTGGCGCTGAGTAACACCCTGTTAAACGGCCTGTCCAACGGCGCGCTGAAAGTGGGCGTGGCGGTGACGGACAGCGTGGGCAACGTCAACCGAACCAGCACCGACGTGACGGTGAAACTGACCACGCCGGAGCTGACATTTAACGCGCTGCAATCCCTGAATCTGCTGACGCTGCTGTCGAGGGGGCTCACCCTGAACGGCGGTTCCCGCAATCTCGGTTCAGGCGCGGTGGTGCACCTGTCGCTGCTCAACAATACCGTGAACACAACGGCGATCACCGATGCCAACGGCAACTGGTCAGCGAACCTTGGTCTCGGACTGAACATTTTGCAACTGCTGTCGCTGTCCAGCGTGCTGACGATTTACTCCACCGATGTGGCGGGGAATACCGGTTATCTGAACGTGGGACTGGGCGGCAATATCATCTCCACCCAACCGCCAGCAGGCTTCAGCGTGACGCAGGCCGATGCCGAAACCTTCTCGCTGCTGGCTGCCAGCAGCGAGCCGCAGGAAACGGCTACGCAGCAGGCGCAAACCGCCACGGCGCTCAAAGACGACGCGGCGGTATCGCCCGCGCCGCAAGCCGCCACGGAAAGCGAGCTCAACAGCTTCACGATTGGCGGCGTGAGTATCGATCTGGCAGATGGCACGTACCAGAGCGGCGAGACCCTTCAGGGCAGTGACGGTAATGACACCATCCACCTGTCGACCCTGGGCTTTGCCTCGATCGACGCCGGGGCGGGGACCGATACCCTGATGCTGGACGGTATCAATATGACGCTCGATCTCACCGCGCTGACCGGCAAGCTGCACAACATCGAAATTTTCGATTTAGGGCAGTCCGGCACCAACGCCATCACGCTTGACCTCAACGAGGCGCTCACCATCACGGATAAACCGGAAGACGATCTGCTGATCAAAGGCAGCAATGGCGATCGGGTCAATCTGGTGAAAGGACAGGGTGATATCTGGCAGGTCAGTGGGCAGCGGGAGGTGGACGGCGTGCAGTTTGATGTTTACCACAACAGTTCGCAGACCCACACCCTGGGAGATGTACTGGTGCAACACGGGTTACACGTCAACGTGGTTTAA